CATGATGGCGGCGGAATGCCGTATGCTCGCGGCGACGAAGTGGCTGCGCAGTTTCATGCTGATGCTGATGATTACATCAGCGGAACCATCATCTTCACTGAGGTTGGGCCGATTACACTTGACGCTGACAGTGGCGATCCGGTGGCAATTGATTACAAGTTCGATGGGCAGGGTGCGCCGTCGAAGTCTGGTAACGCATTCAAGGTTGTTTGATAAAGGGGAGAGACCGTGGCGGACGGTTTATTCAATCTCGTTGGTCGGCGGACTATCGAGTTGACGAAGGACGGCAGAACGTATCGGCTGGCGGTTCGGACGCTGGCCGATCATGCTCTAAAAGAACAGGCGATTTTGGCTAAACTCGGAAACCCGTATGCGGGTTTGGAGGAAATCCGAGATCCTGCGGCGCGGCAATCGGCGTACAAAATTGCGGCTGACATTGCAGCACGTCCGTTGATTGCAACGGTTCAGGATGAGGAGCGTTTCGACGAAAGCCTGCGAGGAATTGGCTATTCAATTTGGCGGGCATTGTCGGCGAATCATCCAGACGAATTCCCGCCATCTGCACCAGTGGAAAAAGGCATTCAGTTGGGCTGCGATTTTGTCGAGTGGTTCGGCGATATGCGGGCAATCATCATGGCAATTCACAAGGCCGAGGAAAAGCCCGAAGTGGGAAACTGAGGGCACCCAGTGGCGGGGGTGTGGAAATGCCGTCACGCAGAACAGTCCCGTGGGCTACGGTGTTTCGTGCGTTGTCTGAGAAGTACGGATGGACACCGGGGCAGATTGGCGAACTGACACTGTACCAAGCGATGGTGTGGGCTGGCATGTGGTGCCCTGAGGATATCTGGACGAAGCAGGAGCAGCGGTAATGGCCATCACAGTGCAGGAAGCTCAGGTGTTGTTTTCTGCTGACGGTATGCAGCAGGTGGACACCACAGCCCGCAAAGCATCCCGCACGCTGGACGGCATGACATCGGCGGCAAAGCGAGTTGGCGGGGCATTGTCTGGCGTGAAGTCTGCATTCTCAGGTGTTGGCGGAATCATGGCAACAGTCGGGGCGACTGCTGGCCTTGTGAAAATGGCGCAACTGACGATGGAAGCGGAAAAGACCGCGATATCGTTTGAGGTGCTGACGGGGTCAGTAGACAAGGCAACGAAACTGCTGCAGGATCTGCGAGCACTGGACAAGAAAACGATATTTGGTCTGACAGAGCTATCAAAAGCCCAAAAACTGATGATGAATTTTGGCTTGGGTATTGAAGAATCGTTTTCGATTCTGCAGAACCTGACTGAGGTGGCGCAGGGCGACACAGAGCAGTTAATGCTGCTGGCGCGAGCCATGGCGCAGGTCAAGGCGGCTGGTCGCCTGATGGGGCAGGAAGCAAACCAGCTCATCAACAGCGGTTTTTCGCCGTTGTTTGAAATTAGTAAGGCAACAGGCCGAGGGATGGCCGACCTGAAAAAGGACATGGAAAACGGGCTGGTTTCGTATGACATGGTGCGGAATGCTCTTGAGCGGCTGACCACAGGAACGGGCCGGCTGGCGGGCATGAATGATAAGTTGGCAACAACTACTGGCGGGGCGTTGGGCAAGTTTCAGACAAACGTGGAGCAGCTGGCGATTGCGTTGGGCAACAGCCTGTTACCCGAGGCCAACAGAGTGCTGGACGCGATGAACAGGACCGCCGAAGGCATCACAAACGCGCAGTCTGCAGCGACGATCTTCGTCAACAACATCAAAGCCAAATTCACCGAAGCAAGCGAAAACCTGCAGGATCTTGGCGTTGCCGTTGGGTTCATCTTTACAAGCCTGCCGAAACTTATTGCAGACGTATTCACCGACATCGCAACGAAGGTCCGGGAGTTAGTTGGGTTTACTGTTGATGCAGGGGCGGCAATTGCAAACAATCTAAGGCCGTCAGTCATTGCAGGCACAGCCGAGCGTGTGGAAATGCCGGAGTTGATCTTCACGCCGAGCATTTCGCGTGGCTCATTGCGGGAAGGACTGCAGGCTGAACTGGATGCAGTTCGACGCGCACGAATTGACCAGCGGCAGCAAGAGGGTCGAGCGGTCGCGAAAGCTGAGGCTGAGGCCCGCATGAAGCAACAGGAACGCGGTGCAGCCCCGCTGATGATTCCGATGGACGAAACATCGCAGACAATGGCGCAGGCCGTCAAGCAGGCTACCAGTGAGCGAGGCAGTGCGCTGTCGATGTTCCAGCGACTGCAGGACCAGTTATCAGGACAGGCCGAGCAATTGCGGCAACAGAAGCTACAGGCTGAATTGCAGGCGAAAGGGCTGGACGTTTCAAAACAAATTCTGAGCACACTGCAGGGCGGATTGCCCGGCATTGGTTTGTTAGGGTGAGTCTATGCCATACCCAGCATTTACTGAGCACGAGGACAGCCCGCAGGAATCCGGAAACAGATCCGGCGAATTGTCGTTCACCCGCGTATTCCTGACAGCATGGGCTGACCGTTGGGATTTCATTTCCGAGCATTTCAAGAGCGGGCCGTTTGGGCTGCCTGCATCCTATTCGAGCCGGTGGCCTGGCGTGCTGGCGGACGGATTCACGATAGACAAACTGGTCGTAAAACCGATTGCAGCAGCGATTGACGACCCGAACACGCAGCAACTGGAGCACGACACGCAGGCGAAAATCTCGATCACGTACACACCACTACAGACGGATCAGGGGCAGCAGCAAGACCCAAACGACCCGACACCGTTACCCGCAGGAACGTGGTGCACTTATTCGCAGGACAGCAACATTGAATTCCGCAGTGTCCCGGGCCGGTCTGTCAAATGGGTTTCAGACGACGTGGTGTTGCCGGCAGACGTGAATACGATCGTCCCCGAGCCAGTCACAACGCATCAGATTTCATGGCATCAGGTGCAGGTGGTGCCGTGGGTGACATTGGGCGATATGAAGGGGTGCGTGAATGAAACAGCCTGCAGATTGCCCGGCAGTCCGCAGGTATTCCAGCCTGAGACGCTGCTGTTTGAAGGCTTGCAGGATGAGGTAACACTGAGCACCGACGCACAATGGAGCACGCGCAAGATCACGCTGAGGTTCATTGAAAAGGCGCAGAAGGGTTTCGCAAGCGGAGCACGAACAGGAGCAGCCCCGAGCGGCAGCACGATATACGGGTGGAACTATCAATGGCGAGACGATACCAGCGACTATGACAAGCCGGTCAGCAGCGACGACGGTTCGCCGATGTTCAAGAAGTACGATTTCAACACGTTGTGGACATCGCAAACATGACGCAAGGCGACAGAAGGCCGACACGGTTTGAGAAGGGCCAGAGACTCAAGGCCAGTGAGCTGAACGGCCTGGCGGAGGCTATTGAGGCAATCGTCAGGCGAATGCAGGGGCAGGGTTTGCTTGCGCCATTGGACATCAGCGGCAAATTGGATACGGCACTGGCACCAGCGAGCAGTTTCGGCACAGCACCATCGACAGCCACAATGTCGGTCTGGGGCAGGGACGCAAACGGCGACATGGTGGACACAGGGCGAAACGAAACGGTGGTGAATCGTTTTGAGCGTATCGGATTTGCTGCGGGGGTGCCATGTGAGGCCCGGTGGATTGACGGCGAGTGGCGACTGGTGACGGCAGATTGCGCGTGAGGTGCAGCGATGATTTTGGGCAGGTGCTGCAAGTGTAAACAGGTGGAGCCGGTCACAATCAAAGGATTGACCGCCAGCACTGGCGTGACTGAGTGGGAGTACGGTCCCGGCAGCCTGTGGTGCCAGCATTACGGGGCTGACCGGATCAGCGGCATAAAAAACGAGTGGACAGCGAACGATCGGTTCATCGGAGTGGCAGGGCATGGGTATTTTGCCGGGACACCGGGGCCGAGGTCATCCGGAGCACTGACGGCAAACAGTAGCGAGTGTCTGACGTTGGTAAAACTGGACAGCACAGACGGCACCGAGGTCGAAACAGCAACGATGGCCGGCGTGTTTGCAGTTCAACAGCTCGGCACCAGTGCGTTTCAGTCGCTGAACCTAACGCGGTTGACAGGGCCGGTGGGACTGTCTGGCGGTGATTATCTCATGCCCCATTCCGTTGATCCGGCGGTGGAATGGATTGACTACACCACCGACACGGCCAACAAAGAGTACACGCTGCACGCTCACACGCTGCAGGGCGGCAATGTGTACGTCAAAACAAAGACCAGCGGGGAAACCATCACCATTCCGTACAACGCCACAGCGGCGGTTGTGGAAGCCCTGTTTGAGCAAACGACAGATTGCACGGCAGCAACGGCAACGGGCGGGCCGTGGCCGGGCACGGCGATTGATTTGGA